GCTAAAACATCAAGAAATAATTTCTGATATAAAATTATTTGTTCAGTCATTGAGTCGCTGGCAAGTGTTTCACTATAAATTATATTATTGTCTTTATCATATATAATAAGATCGCCGCCGCTTGCGTTTTCTACTGTTACGTTAAAGGTAGAGCTTTTTTTTATTGTGCTGGTGCCTGTTGCGCCGCCTATTATAGATACATAGACGTTATTAAAATCTAAAACACTTTCAATAAAATTTGCAATAGGATTCCCGCCGTCGCCTATCCTTAACCACATACTATAAGTACAATCTATAGGTTTGGCGCCGGTAAAGCTAATATTTAAATTTTTATCATAACGGCCATCAATAAATACCCCGTAACTGCTACCTATATTTTGTATATTAGAAAAATTACCGGCGCCACGGGGCCAAATGGTGGACGCTTTATTTACAAATATATTTATATGTGTGCCGCCTCTTAAATAATAATAATAACCCTCTAACACACTAATATTATTGTTGTTTGCTGTGTAATTGTCAATATAATAAAAGCCTCTAAATACCAAGTTGCTCCAATTAGCAACGCCCGTACAATAAAACCGGCTAACAAATTCCCATAGTTTAGCATCAAAATTTATGCGGTCAAAATCAACGTTTCCGGATATACTTCTAAATGGATATTGATAACTTGCGGTGCTCGGCGAAATACCCAGCCAAACAACAACGCAAAGACTATCTTTAAAATAAGTGTCGTTGTTGTATATCCAAATAACTGTATTAGAAATTATATATAATTCGCTACCGTTATAAGCAGAAACGCTTTTAGTAATATAGCCCCAGCCGTTAGCCTGGTCCGTATCGTAAATATCATTAAATGTATAAGGGTCGTTAAAAGATGCTCCCTTTGTACCGTCCCCGGCTACATAATCAACCTCAATACGGCCGTAAGTGCTATTATATGTTATTCCGTTACAAACTGCCATTTGTTAGTTGTATTGTTCTTTTTAACTTTTCCATTTATTAACGTCTTTTACCACTAAAAGCCGGGTTTTACCCCGGCTTGAGTTTGGCGGTTTTACGCCGTTAGCTTGCTTTGATAGCGTCCACGTCCCAGCAGGTTGGAAACTCGATAATATCGGCTCCCGATCCGCTTGTACCTCTTTTGCTCTTAACGTCAACATAGGCGTTAACAACAATTCGCACCTGGTTAGTATTTGCCAGGCTATAGGGGTCTACTGTTACGTCATAACCGCCCCATTGACCAATTAACAGTTGGCTCCAATCGCCAAAAATTAATAGTTCGTCGGTGCCGGCGGTTCCGGCTGCGCTTGATACTGAATTACTAGCAACTAACGGATAGCCGTTTACTTTGTCGTCCTCGCAAAGATGAACCCCCGTATTGGTTGGTATTTCAATAGTCTTGAGGATTTTGCGGCCGCCTGGGTTAGTAACATACGCAAGTTTTCCCTTTAGGGCGTTATTGGCTGCAACGTTGGCCTCCATTGCTAAAATAGTGGCCCAGGTTGGGACAATACCCGCCTCGGTGTTTGCGTTGGCGGTGTTAAGAGTATAACCAAAGGAACCAGGTTGAGTTCCAGCGACGCCAATAGCGACGCCAAAAATGGTTTTTTCTATATGCCTTGCAACTGCATCAACAATATTATTCATTAACAATTGTTCGGCCCCTGCGCCGTCCTGAGCAAGGAAAGTCTTTGAAACGTCAATATAGCCCGTTACTCTAAGGGGTGTTAATGTTACCTCGCTAAAGGCTCCCCCGCCGTCGGTTGCTGCCGCGACCTCAGTTTTCCAGGCTACAGATGTACCCGCGTAACTCGGTATCGAAACGTCGCCCTTTAGTCCAGGCAAGAAAGTTGCCCCGAGCTCCTTAAAAATAAGTGCGTCAACAAGTGGGGGCAATATGGCTAATTTATCCTCTGCAACAATTTCCTGGCCTTGTGTGGCGGTGCCGGCTAAAATATCAGCCCTTACCTCTGAGGGTATAATAAAATTACCCGAGGGGTTTAACCCAGCGTTTAACATTTGTTGTTTGCCATAAACGGAAATATCGCGGGCGATATCGCTTAACCCTCTTTGCTCAACTACATTATTAATTGTGCTTATAAGGCTAAACTTTTCGCGCTTTTTACCAACTTTCGCCGCCGGTATCGGCTTGCCCTTTACCTCTCTAAATTCTGCGTTTCTTATTTGCAGGTCGAGGGCGTCGAGTGTTGCCAAATTGGCGGTAATTGTTTCGTTTTCTTCCGGGGTCATTCCCCTTTTTTCTGAGTCCACCAGGTCGAAAATTTCCTGATTAGCGGCGGTTAATACCCCCTTTTGATCCTTGAGTTCTAAAAGTGTTTTGCTCATAATTATTTAGTTTTGTGCCTTTCGTTCCTGGCCCTTAATGCCAACTCGGCGTTGGTCAACTCGGGGGGTTCTAAGTCCTTGCCGGGGGTGTTTGCCCCCTGGGGGTTAGGCTCCGGGTTGTCAATCTTAAATTGCTCTAACGACCTTAACGCAATGGTTGTGTCACTATAGGCGGCACGATAGACGGGTGAAATATCATAAATTTTATCAAATTGTTTTATAGTGCGTAAAAATGAGCCGTCGGCCCTTTTTTCTATTTTGTCGCCATTGGGCGCAACGGTAAAACCAAAAGATGTGCCTTTTATATCGCCTCTTAAAACGCCCTCTATAGTTTCCTCGCCGAGTGCGGTTTTGGGTGCTTTAAAAGAATAGTAAACGCCTTTATCTCTTATCTCTAAGTTTAAGGACCCCGTTAATTTTTCGGCTCTTGCCAAAACGCCCCGGCTAATTTCGTGGTTTAGTAAGGCTAAAATATCGCTTTCCTCTAAAACTCCGTCGATCGCCTCGGGCCTTATAACCTCAACAAACCCGCCCAGGTCGCGGGACTCTGAATTAAAAACAATAGCGTAACCCTCAACAGTGCGGTTGTCCTTGTTGGCTCTTAATTCGGTGTCAATCTGTAATGTTCTTATTTCCTTTTCCATCGTTATTATTATTATTGTTAACAATTGGTTTATCTAAAGGCTGCATATTAACTTGAATAAATGTGCGGTCGCCGCCGTCGGTCTTTGGTGTGTGCGTGTATTTCTGCCTTATTTCGTCAGGGGTTAGGCCGCCGACCTGAAACATTTTTGAAACGTAGTTAGCTTTAGCGTCTAAGTTCGCCCTTAATAAATCCTCAATACTCAGGTTTAATTTTCCGGTCCGGCGCTGTGAGGGCCTTAATAATTTCTTGTTAAATTCCGACTCTATTTTATTATTCCAGGGGCCTATTGTATCGCTTATAAAACTGAGGTTAAACGACTCTATATTACTATACGTTAGATTTGAGTCATCAAAGACTTTCGCCGGCGGCACCCCAAAAAAGCGGCATATTTCAACAACGTTAAATTTCCGCGTTTCTAACATTTGGGCGTCTTGTGGATTAATGTTTACCGGCTCAAAATTTAAACCGCCCTCCATTACAGCAATACCGCCGGGGGTTCCGTTGGTTATGTCAAACGCTTCGGCCCAACTGTTTTTTATTGCGTCGGCCTTTTCCTTTGTTAATTTGCCCTCGACTTGTAATATACCGGCCATATTTGCCCCGGCATTAAAAAAGCCCTGGGCGCTGGCCTCGGTGGCCCGTGCCAAACCCAAAGACGTGGCCGCGTGATGTATTACGCTTTCGCCTATTAGTCCGTTTTGGCTTGGTCCCATAATGTGTATTATGTCCGTTTCGTCAACAAATTGCGCCTGGTGGTCCGGTCCTATTTGATAGTATGATGTATTTTGCTCGGTTATAAACCTCTTGACCTCAACTGTAACAAGCTCTAATTTAATCGGCTCGCCGATATTGTCGCGGGTAATAAGTAAATAACCATTGCCCCAAAGTAAAACCCGGCTAATAAGCTGCTTAATCATTACAAATTTACTATATAAATTATTTGGCTCGTTGTTAAGTAAAAAAAGTATGTCGCTAAATTCGTCGTTGCTCCAACCTTTGGCGCGTGTATATTTTAAGTATTCCCAATTTTGGGACGCCAGGGCCTCGCTTATTACATCGGTGCATCTATAGACGGCGCTTAATTGGGTGGCGTTGTGGACGGCGACCGGGCTACTATATGAGCCGTAAGGCAAACCCAGGCTGTTGGTTGGTGTTGTATAAACGGCTCGGGTTTCAAGTTTGCCCCTTAAAACGTCTATTGCTTGAAAAATCTTATTGCGCTTAGTCATATTAAAATATATTAGTTCCTTTGTTTTTGCTCGAGTCCTCTATATAAGCGGCTAAGGACTGTAAGGCAGCTATAACGCCGTCTATT